AGTAACTACGTCTGTAGTCATTTCTCTATTAAGGGCTACGCTAAAGTTAGAAACAGTATTTAATGTTTCGTTTATTGTCCTATCCCATTGCACTACTATTGTAACAGCATCAGTTTGTGCAACAAGGTCTTCAAACTTAAATATTTGTAAATTGATACCATCTGTTTCAACACTTATGAATGGAGCAAAATTTACGTTATTACTAATAATCAAATCACCAAATACTTCCATTCCAGCTGGGTGAAGTAATTTCTTATAATTAGTAACCCATTCTTTTTGTGGTCTTGATGATTTAACAATATACGAATATTTTTGAAACTTAAAATTATCTTGAAGTCTATTTACATCAGATAGTTTACCTCTATCATCTTTGTATTTTCCTTCATTATTATATAAGTAACCAGTAGTAAGTACTACGTCTAAAGATTCCCCTGTTTTGGAAATAATCTGTATTGTAGATACTTCATTAGTATAACCAGAGCCAGAGTTTACAATAACCCATTTGGTTGGTTTATTAGTAGAATCTACTGCTTCTACACGAATGACTGCACCATTTGATGATGCTGCATTAAAGTCTTCGCCAAAATAACCAGGCAAAGCATAAGGCTCTCCATCGGATCCATCTTCATTGATTGTGAATACGTCACCTACAGAAAACCCTGCATCTGTCCCAGAGTAAGTGCCAGAAACTACTGAAGTTAGAGTTCTTCCTAAGTAAGCCTTTGCATTAGCTGTAGTTCCTGCTTCATCTCTAAGAACAATAAATGTTCTAATATCAGATACATCAAAAGAAACATTGACAGTACCAGAATATCCAGAACCACCATCTGTAACAGTGATTGCTGTTATTTCTCCGTCTTCTACTGTTGCTGTAGCAGTAGCGCCTGCTCCGCCGCCTGTGTCAGTGATGACAACATTCGGTGCAGCATAATAACTATAGCCCCCCGAGGTAACTGCAATACTTGACACTTCTCCGCTAGTTATAGTAGCAGTTGCGGCTGCCTGAGCACCGGGGCCAATTATATCTGTAACATTTGAAGGAACTTCTAGTACAATTTCGTATTCTTGTGGTGCAGAGTATGCAATTTTCAACACTCTTGTGACTGAAATTGGTATTGTTTTTGCTACAGTAATAGAGCCTGTCGTTTCGTAGTAAATTACATCTGCTAATAATCCTGAAAGATTTGCTACTTCATAACCATTGGCAGCGGTGGCTCTTACTGATTTTTCTTCTACCCAAACACCATCAGATGCTCTAAGTATATTTTTACTGGGATAGAATACATCAATCTCTTCATTATATACTAGTTTGAAAAAGGCTCTTATTGATCTTTCAGACCCCTTTGATTCAAATATAGATTTTATGTTTTTATATAAGTGTTTCCTGTCCGCCTGTACTGCTTGAGGGAAATCTACAGCTAATTCTTTTGCCCACTTATTAAGTTCTGCATCATTTGCATCATCAATATCAAAATAGTTTTTATTCAGAAGCAAATTTATAGGATTATCTGCTTGATCCATGTATTCATAATACTTTTCAATGAAAGTTACGAATTGAGAATGATCTTCTCTTATGAATTCTGGCAAAGAGTATTTTATATTTAAACTGCTCTTTTCGTCATACTCTTGTGGTATACCAGCAGCAGTTGAAACGATTGCAGTAAGCTCTGCTCCAGATCCTCCGCCGCCGGTTACAGTCACTGTAGGAGCAGATGTATAGCCAGATCCAGAATTTAATACAGTGACAGTTTGTACGGTACCATTGAAGATTGCAACTTGAGCAGTGGCACCTGTACCTCCGCCACCAGTGATAGTAACAGTAGGCACAGTAGTGTATCCACTACCAGCAGCGGTAATTTCTATGGAAGAGATATACCTATAAAAAGATGGAATTTGATCCGACATTAATAGCCTGCATTATCTTCTGTTACTGTAATATCCAGACCTTTTCTTGATCCAACTTCTACGTTATAAGAACTATCGTCAATGGTTAAAATTGTGTTGTTTGACGGTCTAGCCACTACTGCACTGGTAGAAACTTCAGAGTTCCTAGAAAGAATATTAGTTTTAATGTCGTTAGAGTCATCATGTGGGCGAGTACTTACTCTAATCGAAGTTTCTGTGCCAAATAATGATGCCACTGTCATAGAAGGAATTGTAAGTTTTCCTGTCGTATAATCTATCGTACCGATAGAAGCAAGCTGTGTTCCTGCGGTGTCTACTAGAAATAAAGAACCAGTACCGTTGTATTCTGGTGGCACAACTGTAGAAGCAGGTACGTCTTTTATTTTTACTTTATTTGTAGTAGTACCAATAATTGCATTGAACCAAGTGCTATGCAATTCTCTTGGCTGAATTCTACTATTGAAAGTAAATGTATAATTGTCTGTTGTTCCAAGAACAGTGGGGGTCAATCTTTTTTGTATAGTTGGTGTGATATTGACAGAAACAATAGAAGGCGATACTGCTTTAATATCATCATGTACTTTAGAATAGTAAAAATTCTTATTCAACTGATTCAAATTTTCAGTGAAAAAAGTATTGACTGCCGCGGATACTGCATCACTTATTTGACCTGAAGTCAAGGTAGTCAAATCGCTATTAAAAGTCACACCAATTTTAAGTCCAATAAATTGATATATTGGATCAACAAATTCTGGTAAAATAGCAACTGGAGCTTTTGGATTTACTATCTCAGTAACAATTCTATCTTTATCTGCTTGTGTTACTACTTGTCCTTCAACGGGGTCAAGTGATATAAAAACTTTTCCGTATATCGGAGGATCATTATTTTCTCCTCCCCAAACCGAAACAGATTGAATGTTGGGATTACTAGCTAATATTAGACTTTTATAATCTCCTGAAGAAACTGCACGTTCTTTAGTTGCATTATATAAAGGTGCAGTTTTTCTTATACTATCAATGCTTTCTCTAGATGCACCGCCTGAAGCCACCGCAGTTTTTGTAGAATCAAATGTCTTTACTTCATTTGAACCAGTCAAAGAAGCCGCACAGGTAAATGTTTTACATAAATTGGCATCTTCTCCATTTGAAACAATATAATCTATCAGAACTATATTACCGTCAACTAGCTTTTCGCCAAGAACCCCATCACCAAATCTAATGACATATTTACCATCTACGCCTTCTTCCAGAAAATATACTTTAGTGGTACTTGTCAAATCCAACAAAGAAGATTTAGCCGTGAATGTATTTAAAGTCAACTCAGTAGTTGAAGTTTGTACTCTAACTCTGAGAGTAGTAGTATCAATGTTCTCGTTAGGTATTGTAATAGGACCTGAAAGATTAGAAGAGTCAATCAAGAAACTATTGTCTACTCGTGTTCCTTCTTTGAGTACTAATCCGGAAAACTTGAATCCGTCCGTTCCATTTATGTCTTCTAGAGTAGCTGTTTGTGTCTGATTTGGATAGAAATTAAAGCTAGTATTATTAACAGTAGACGTAAAAATAGTGTCTCTTGTCAGAGAATACGTTGTACCAACATACGCTGGATCTGGAGTTATTACAAAATCAACACTAGCAGTAGCTGCTCTCCTCGATCTTGGGGTGTAACCAATAGCCTTTGCTAGAGATACAACAGAACTTCTTTTAATTGCAGAATCTAAAAAAGATTCATTGGCTAACATGTGAGCCATAACAGCATTATAATGTGTATTATAGGCAAGGGTATCTAAAAGAACAGATAGAGCTGAACCTTCAAAATCATAATCACTAAACTCACTCTGCGATTGCATAAAGGTTTTGAGAGATTGTTTTATATTATCAAAATCTAATTCTGTTACGTTTAACTGTGCCATTGTCTTACCTTAACCTTTTTAGATTAGCTGTTAGTGTTTGCGGTTTATCTGTACCAACAACAAAATATCTCAGTGTAATATCATATGAATTATCATCATAATTAGCAACCACTAATAATGATTCTATTTTTGCTCTGGGTTCATACGTTTCTATTAGGTTTTTTATTGTGTTTTTGATTACCCCTGCCAATATATTTGACATAGGTTCAAACAAATATCCCCTAAGATTCGCTCCCTTTTCAGGTTCAAATGGTCTCTCATAAAAGTTAGTTCTCATAAGAATATTCAAAGACTGTTTAACAGCATTGACATCTAATTTTTTAGATACATCGCCTGTCACAGGATTCGCAGTAAAATTCAAATCCAAATCTTTGTATATTCTTGATACTTTTAATGATTCTGTTGCCATAATCGTATTTATAACAGTTTTAGTTATATTCCTATTAAATCTGGTATATTGACATTTACAAAATTGCCAGACGCATTAGCACTCTTTTTAACTGCATCAATTCTATAAGGAAAATCAACTATATTAGGAATGTTTATACCTAATATATTAGCAATAGGACTATCTGTCGGAGTTGAAATTGGGGCTCCTTTTAAAACAAACCCAGCGCCATCTTCTTCAAAGTTAGGTATTTTTTGACAAAGGTTATTTAAGTCCAATGCTCCTGTTTTTAATAAATCAGGAATGTCTTCTATTGCAATATCGCCTAAATCCAACCCACTATACTTTGTCTGTAAGTTATTGATTTCATTGGTAATATCGTCTACTGATAATTTTGCTGCCAGAAAACTAGAAGCAAAACTTTCAATATCAGCTTGCAATCCTTTTATTTCTTCTGGCACTTCAATCTCAGGTACATATTGTTTTAATTTTGATGTAACAAGTTCTTGTATAGCCTGTGCATCAGTAGCCATATCTATTATAGCAGCAGCGTCGGTAACTGCCTGACTTACTGTAGGTGATATTGGTATTTTATCAAACAAAGTGCCAACTAGCTCATCAGTTGAACCTATTGACTGAGTTAGTTCTACTAAATTTTCAGTTGCGCCACATAAACTCATTCATGTCTCCTTAAGGTGTAGGTGTACCTGAGATGCCGCCGCCAGGAGTAACACCCAAGTGCTTATGTGTGCCAAGAACAATAGTACCTTGTTGAACTATTGATCCCGATACTGTTCCTGTTACTGTCAATGCACCTGTTATGTTATATGCCCCAGTATGCGTTGTGACGCCTGTTATAGTTCTAACTGGAGCAACTACTGTCTGTGAAGTAATCGCTGACAGAGTTTGTGTAGTACTCGCCTCTACAAGCTGTACTGAGGCAGTTAGTGTTTGATTCAAAGCAGCAGACAATGACATATTCAAACCAATAGCTTTGAAGTTGCCTGTAGGCGCACTTAAATTTACATTACCAGTAGTACTCATCAAAGAGTAACCGAGTATTGCAGTACTTGAAGTTGAACCAACTGAAACTGAACTAAAATTACCACCAACGGTAGAAACTTTATCGCCGCCTACAGTTTCAGTTCTATTGCCTATAACGGTGTCTGTTTGATTGCCGCCTGTGCGAAAAGAATGATCTCTTGAGACATTAGTACTTTGCCCTGAAAGAACTTCAGTAAAATCATTACCTACTACTTTAGTAACACGATTGCCTGCAACTGTAGTAAACAAGTTTCCACCTATCTCTTGATACATATCTCCTGTCACTAAAACTCTTGCATCACCGCCTATTGTGACATCGCACGAACCCTTGACAAAAACTTTTTTGTCTTTCAGTGTTATTTCGTATTCGTCACCGACTACCTTTGTGATCTTTGAACCATCTGCTTGCACTTCATAAAAGGTTCCTGCAGAATGATATTCGTGTATTCTTTCATTATTGGGCGTGTCATCTATTTCAAAAACATGTCCGCTTTCTGTTTCGTTTACTTTGTTATATGGATAGACTGAACAATTGTTATCAAAATTAGGTTCTTCATTGGAAGCGTTGTATGTATAACTCTTTTCTCCAAATCTTGGATGTGGTTCTTCCCAAATCTCTCTGTCATAAGTCGCACCAGAAATGTCAGAAGAAACTGATTCTACATGAGGTGCAACTGCTCTCGGTATTGCTTCTTGTCTGGCTGCTCTCTTGTTTAACAGACTGGCATGTGTTTCAGCATCAGCATTTCTTGCTAATCTTGATAGATCAGATTCTTGTAGTTCATTTAGACCCACATCCGGCTCACTTCTTGGAAATATACCGTCAGGGTCAGAGAAGCCTACATTCTCATCAACATTTTTGTTTCTTGGTTTGCCTCCTAAAGTACCTACAATAACAGGCTGCTGCCCCTCTTCCCCGTCAGCAAAGAAGCCTAGCACAGTTGATCCCTGAACATAGGCAGGAGTATCACCTACTCCAGATATGCTCGGAGAAGTCGTAGGAGAGACAGGAACAGCCCATGGCAGATCAACAGTTGGTAAGTCTTGTTTAGACGAGGTGTGATATCCGATAATTCTCACTCGGCACCGGCCGAGCATTGCAGGATCCACCCTGTCTTCTACGACACCTATCCACCAATTAAAATTAGGATACATCTGAGGTATCTCCTTCAAGAGCAACCTTTTCTGGAGAATCTTCGTATCCGTTTTTAATAAGTTCGGTAATCATGCTGTGCCTAGTTGAATCAAATTTATGGTGAATAGCTGATATAATGTAAAATCCAGAGAGAAGAGGATCTAATACTGTAGATAAATCTTCTCCGGGTGCTTCAGCAGAAGGATACAACAGACT